GTAACTTGAAGATTACCATTAATGTATGTGTCAGTGCTATTAATAATATTGGCCATCGTTCCAGTGTAGCTAGCACGACAAGAAAATCCAGACCCGCCGTTGACAGCAGTGCAATTGAGCCTATAATGAAGAAAATATTGTGGAGATGCAATCGTATATGTCTTTGGTGTATTGGCTACCCAACTTGTGATATTAGTCTGTGTATCAAGAGTTGTATAAGAACTAAAATTGATATCATCTGATCCTTGAATTGTCCAAGTAATTGGTGCATTTGTTAATCCGGATGGGTTAGCTGTTATAGAATAGCTAGAAACATAGCATTTTGTTGGAAACTTTAGCTGAAACCATCCAATGGTAGCATTTATAAAACCATACCTACTACTTGCACCAAAAAAACTTGAAGCATATTCACTTGCTACGTTGTTTGCGTAAAATCCCCAAGCTCCATATTCTGAATTTGTAAAAGGTATACTAGTAAAAATGTTACTTGTAGTGATTTGAGTAGTACTTGCACTTAATGGCATGTACATATAATTTGTATTTGAAGATGTCATCGACCCATTTGCAATAATATTACCATATATATTCACATCATTGGAATGTGTAGTTGTTCCTCCTGTAGTAGTCAAAGTATTAGAAAGTGTAGTTGCACCAGAAATATTAGTATTACCAGCAACATCTAGTTTAGCTGCTGGATTTGATGTACCAATACCGACATATCCAGTTGTCTTTTGAATGTATACATTACTCGCTGTGGTACTGTTCGTTGACAAAACGATATTGCATGGCGTGCTCACTACCATATCTCCAGGATTGACACCGACTGTTAAAGCTCCTGCAGTTCCTGCATTGATTATATAATTGCTACCTGATAATCCAGCCAAAAGTATACCTGGATTATTGTTACTTTGCGTGATCACACGAATGCAGTTAGCATTTCCATTACTTGACACATTCACGTCAAGAGGAAGTCCTGATGAAGCTGCACCAATAATACCTAAATTGCCATATATATTTACTGCATTGGAATGTGTAGTTGTGCCTCCTGTAGTAGTCAATGTATTAGAAAGTGTAGTTGCGCCATATATATTTACTGCATTAGAAAGTGTAGTTGTACTTTTATATACGGTTAGTCCATTTGATAATGTTGTAGCGCCATATATATTTACAGCATTACATAAAGTTGCTACTTGATAGACAGATAAATTACTCTGAATAGTTTCACTGTTATAAATCGTAATATTACTTGTAATATATTCTACATTACTAACTGTTAACTGGCCATTGATTATCACATTACTAGAATTCAATGTTATCGTGTTAGAATTCATGTACAATGAACTTTGTGCGTTACTAGTAATTCCGAAATGAATTGCCTGATTGGAAGTTTCAGGATAAATCAGCATATCATTATTACATGCATTCGTAAAATAATAGGAATTACTGTAAGATACATTTACATAGCATCCTAAATCAGACATTTATTTAAAGTAAGAAAAAATAATTCTGGTTTATTTATTTTTACTTCAATTTCATAATTTTATTATTATATCATATTGTCTCGATAAATTAAGGATGTGCGGCTTTATATGCTTCGAATTCTGATTTAAGGTCTTTTAATGCGGCTACTAATAATGGAATTAATTTACTGGCATCCATTCCTTGATAAATTGGATTATTGTCACTATCTATGGCATCTTTTTCACCAGATACGGCTATTGGTACAATTTCTTGAACTTCATGTGCTATAAACCCTTGAATTGTGGTATTTAAATCGGATTTAAAATTATATGTAACTGGGTTTAATTGCATAAATTGATTCCATATATTTGTTAATGGTTCGATATTTGTTTTTAATCGATAATCAGAAGAGGTGTTATAACTGGTAGTACTTCCATTCATTGAAATTGTACCCACTCTTCCATTTGGATTAATAAATTCAACAATGCTTTGTGATCCTGTATCAGTCGTATAAATGGCTAGTCCGGCTTTACTTGAAGCCACTCCAGATATTTGAACTACTGCATTTGCAGTTGGAGCTGCTGATGTTAAATTTCCTAATAAAATTCCACCAGTTGCTGATGTATTTATAATAGATGTTCCATTTACATGTAAACTAGCTGTTGGATTTGCTGTTCCAATACCTACATAGCCATTGCCACCATTTATCGCCATTATTGCTGTACCATATGTTCCGGTGTATGGGGTTGTTGATGTATCATTAAATGATAACAATCCATTACTGTTGAAAATACTATAATGTCTAGTACCAGTTCCTTGAAATTTAATTTCCTTATCCTGTATACCAATTTGCGTATTTCCACTGTTAGTCCCTATATAAGTTGTGCCTCTAACATCTAAAGCACTTTGTGGATTAGATGTACCAATACCTACATAGCCAGCATGAGTAATTGACATTCTTGAAGGTATATTTGAACCAGCACCTGTAGTTCCTGCAAAAAATTGTATAGCTGGAATACTAGAATAATCAGCACTAAAACTTATTGCAGAAGCATTACTACAATTACCTGCTATATTATTAACAGGTAAATTTGAAATCAATGTATTTGCTATATTTATTCCTATAATTTTTCCAAGCCATCCAACACCTACTTGAGACTGAGTATTTCCTGAAATAATAGATAAATCAAAGGCTTGTGCTTGAGTTGCTGTTTGTAATGTTAATAAATTAGATGATCCGATTATACGTTGTGAACCATTCACATCTAAAGGATATGCTGGATTTGTTGTGCCAATGCCTACATAGCCATTCGAATTAAAGCGAATGACTTCTACATTACTAGATACTATATTCACATAATTGGATGCATATACTGTTGAAATACTATTGGAATTAGAAAAGCCAGTAATCGAAGAAATTTGGCTGGTGACATTATATGGAGTTCCGCTTACATTAGAATTCTTCTGAATATAAAGTCCACGCATTCTCATAGTATTGGTAAGTATTAAATTACTAGATATCTGGAAATCACTATATACAGTGGTAAGATTACTGGAGTTTGAGCATCCAGGTATATTTGTTGCAATATTAGTAATAGCATTATAAGGTGCAGTTCCATTTGGATTCTTTTGTATTTTAATACCTCTGAAGTTAGCAGTATTGTTTCCGAGAATAAGATTGCTGCGGACTTGTAAGTCGCCTGCTACATCAAGAGTATATGCAGGAGATGATGTGCCGAGACCAACATTGCTTCCATTTAAGAATACATTACTAGAATTATTAGACCATTGACTTCCGCCGCTACCACCACTGCTAGTTGAATAAGTTATACCATTTTTTCTTAGTGCTCCGCTAAAGTTAATATCACCAACTATATCTAAAGAATATCCGGGATTACTAGTACCGATTCCGACATTACTATATACAAATAATGCATTAGAAATCGTAGTAGTTCCATAAATATTTACAGCATTGCATAATGTAGCATTGTTATATACGGATAAGTTGCTAGTAGTATTTTGTCCAAGAATTATCATATTAGATCGAACATTAATTGTTCCAGCAACATCTAATAAAGCACTGGGATTACTAGTACCGATTCCGACATTACCGTTGGATGCGATTTTCATATATATATTTGAATATCCGAAACAGATAGATTGTATATTGCAAGTAGTAGCAAATAGCATATCATATTGTTGTACACCTTTAACATATAAATCATTGGATGGTGATACAATAATTATAGCATCGGGAGAAGTAGTTGCCATTTTATATATATATTTATTTTAAATACAGAAAAGCAGTCAGCGAAGCCTACCGCACCTTTCCTTGTGGAAAACCCAGGTTTTCCACACCTTTCCTGATAGGAACTCCTTAAGTGCTAGCAGTCAGCGAAGCCTACCGCACCTTTCCTTGCAGAAAACCAAGGTTTTCCGCACCTTTCCTTTTTGCTAGGAAGTCTTAAATGATGAAAGCTGCTTTAAGCTTAGCTGTCTGCTGGTAGAATCAAATCTTTATTAAAAACAGCAAAATAATTATCTCCGCCTATTGTTTGTTTTTTTCGTCTAATGTATTCTTTCTTCATACCATCAAATTCATTACATTTCTTCACAATTATTTTTAACATATCTATCGGAACTTGATAAACTTCTCGCCGTTGGCGATATTGAAATTCTTTTAATTGCGATTTAATACATTTTTCAGCATTTTTCATATTATGAACGGCTAAAACATATAATAAATTTACATTATGTGCATGACCCGTTTGATAAGATTGTAAACGACTTTTAATGTCTTTAGCACGACCAACTTTAAATAAATCAGAAACTTCATCAGATGCACGCAGTATATAAATATAGCCATTTGCATCATTTTCTTCTAAAAACTCAGTTCTTTTAGGATTCAAATCTTGTTTTAATCGAACAATATCTGCCTTAAGTCCTTCCATAGTTTGGTCTTTATATTTTAAGAATTGTGTTTCAACATCTATAAAATATGTGCGAGCCATATCTCCATTTTTAGCACGTGATAATAATGCTAATTTTTTAAAACAACTTGGAGTCACAAGTATTTGTTTATAATTAACATTCGGAGATATTTTAATAATATAGTCAATATTATTTATATATGTGCGCTTTAACGTTAATGTTAATTGTTTTTTAGAACATTGTAGCCATTTTGCAATATGATCTAATAATATTACTGGATCAGTTTGTGTAGTATTTTCATCATAGAATTTAAATAATTCATCTACAAATGCTTCTGGAACAGTTGTTAATCTCTTTATAAAATTCTTAGATTCATTAGACATTTATTATATTATTATATAATAAATCAATACCAAGAGTGTTTCAGAGTATAAAAAAATTTAATTTATCATAATTTCCTAAGACTTCAAAATATCTGTCTTTAATAAGTAATTGCGTATAATGTCAGCATTTTTTGCACGAGATAATACTGTTAATTTTTTAAAACAATCTGGAGTCACAAGTATTTGTTTATAATTATTCGAGCCTTTTATACCTTTAATATTATAAGGATTAGGTGCATTTTTAATAGTATAATCAATATCATTTATATATGTACGTCTTAATGTTAAGGTTAGTTGTCTTTTAGAACATTGTAACCATTTAGCAACTGAATCTAAATTAATTGTAAATTTTTCATCTGAAATATTAAGTAGATTATTTAATTCTTTTATAATTTCATCTGATGTAATGTTTTTAAATTTGTATTCTTCTTTTAAAATCTGAGCATGTTTAATATCAATGAGTTGATTATTATTTATAATTGAATGAACTATGATATTTGTTTGTAAATCAATAATATCAAATCCAGTCTCTGTGATTCTCATTTCATATGGTTTGATATTATTTATCAGAATTGCATCAATATAATTTTTTTTATTTTTAATACCATATTTTCCAAATAAATATAAATGTAACTCTGAACGATTTTCAACTGCTGAATAACAATTTAACTGTCCAACACCTGTTTTCCAGTCTTTCCATACTTTTAATTCAGCATGCAATGTTGCAGTTGTAATATCAGTAACTCCTATTTTTAACTTCATATGTGTACCACCTAAATATTTTTCCATATAAAATTGATAATAACTTTCCAAATTAGTCATTTTTAAAAACTAAATAGCATAAATATTATTAATCAAATTTTTATCAATATATAGACTAAAGTAATATATTTTTATAACTAACAAGTTACTTAAAGAAAATTTGAGTAATATATATAAATCAAATAATAAAACTCGATGGATCCGCGTGAAAAAGCATGTACTTTAATTGAGAGCAAAACCAAGTTAGATAATCTAAATGCCAAAGATTTAGAGATAGGAATTTATAATTGGGCAATTGAATATGCAAATTCTAAAAAGATTTTTAAAAGTTGGAAAAATAATCGTTTTACCATGTTATATTTTGAAAAATTGAGAAGTATTTTAAGCAATATTAATCCAGATAGTTATTTGAATAATCAAGGTCTTATTGCACGTATTCAAGATAAAGAATGTCTACCACATGAAGTTGCTTATATGAAACCAGATATTCTATTTCCAGAGAGATGGAAGGATACAACTGAAGCATATTTTAAGAAGTACGAACATGCATATGAAAACAAAGTGGAAGCGATGTCATCTGATTATAAGTGTGGAAAATGCCGTAAACGTAAAGTTGTATATCATGAAATCTTCTCCAGATCTGCAGATGAAGCAGCTGTTATTCATATTTGCTGCCTAGAGTGTGGTAATCGGTGGAAGATCGGCTAGAGCACGATCTGACGGTGGAAAATCGGCTAAAGCACAATCTGACGATGGAAGATCGGTTAGTGCCTTCCCATCTTCTTTTGTTTACCAAAAATTTCTAATAATCGTATCAATATATTCTCAAAGCTAATGACTAAACTAACTCCATTATTTACATAATCAGGTCCTTTATCAGCAATACATGTTCTGCTATCTTCAATCATTTTTTTTGTTTTAACAAGTAATAAATAACAGATGACTATTAAAACAATTAGAATAATTGCTTTTTCAAATATGGATCCAGGGAAGAATATACCTATAAGTAATTCAATAACTAATAATATAATAAATACAATAAGCAAAGTAAATGATATTCTAGAACTAATCATATCTTGATATTTCCATGTAATTCCTGTTAAAATTATAAATAATAGAATAGTCATAACGATAAAGAATAAGATAGATTTTATCTCAAATATTTTAAATAATATACTTAAAAATAGTGCAGAAAGTCCAATAAATAAGACAGACAAACTATGTTTTAATAGGACCATTTCTTTAGGAATTGAATAGATGATAAAAACTAGCACAAAAGCTAATATAGCAACTCCTATCAACACAAATAGATTCATATTTTCAATATTATAATTATTTAGAAGTATTAATGAAATAAACCAAGCCATCATCACAAGATAAGTTACTGCATATAAATATGAATTTAACATATATCTATCACATACAGGTTTTCCATGTTTATCAAATGCAGAAAGATAGGTTATAATAAGCATAATGATAAGAGGAATCAGAAAGAAAGATTGCATCATTGCTGGGGAAATCGAAGTACTTGCTTTCGCCATTTATAATATTAAAAGAAAAATATAAAAACAAGATTTGATCATAAGATCACAAGATTATGAGATCTTCCAAACGATAATATTCTTTCGAATTGTCAGGTAACTTTCTGGATATCATAAACGGTAATTTACGTTCATTAAGCTCTTGTACAGCTATCTTTCTTGGATCAAACGTACCTTCCCATTTAATTAATGTAGGCGCGCCTCTCTGTAGTTGTTCACTTCTTAAACCGATGATCTTCACTCTTTCGTATTTAGTGAGGATATTTTTAGTTGTATTTTTGCTAGGATCATATGATTTCATGATATCGTTGAAATCTTGTATGACTTCCATTCTATTCTATTATATTATATATAAATCTCTTAAATCTCTTAAATCTATTTACTAAATGTTTTTCCAGAAATGATCACAATAACAACATAGATACATATATTTCATATTTATAAAGTCGTATTTAACGTATATAATTTCGTTATCTTCAGATTCTTTTTTAGTACACTCTGTATTTGTACACTTAATGTTATTGACACGGGGAAGAGTAGGATCGTGTTTTATATTCTTATTTAGAAATTGAGAATAGCGAGTAGTATCGTCAATAATATTATCTTGGATTACACAAATGCTACCGTTTTCTTTTTTTTCAACTACTTTATGGGAGCAGTTTTTACAATAATACAATAGGTTTTTATCTGTATCAAGATCGACGTATAGAAAGTTATTACAGTGGTCACAGAATTTCATTTACTATTAAAATATAATTTATTCTTAAATCAATTTTTTATTCACAAGCGTTCACCTTGCCTAAATAAATTATAAGTTATATAAAAATGAAACTTAATATCTATTTTATTCATGCAGATGGCTTGAAAGATAGAGAACGTGTAATTGATGAATTAAAGAAACAACTTTCTAAATATCAATTCAAAAATATTGATTCTAAAACTATTAATATTCAGATAGTTAAGGACTATGATCCACAAGATATTTCGAATGAAACAATTCAACGTACTGTTAATTATAGTCCCATTGTCGAAAAAGATACGATTAAGGAGGAAACTCCAGGTACATCACTTACTGTTTATAATCAATTTATTAAAAATTTACATCTATTTCAACTTAGTAATGTTCTTAAACATTATAAAGTGCTTGAATATATTGCGAACTCAAAACCTGATGAAATTAATATGGTATTAGAGGATGATATTGTTTATGAAGAGAAAGTATCTTATTTGTTAGATAAAGTATTTGCATCATTACCAATTGATTATGAAATGATCTTTTTAGGCTTACCTACAAATAAACAAATTGAGAATCGTAATGAAATTAAATATCAAGTAACTCAAGAAGTATTTCGTATTTTCCCATATACAGATTCTTATATTATTTCACAAAAAACTGCTAAAAAGTTATATGATGGTTATTTGCCTATTAAATTTATTGGAAATATTCAATTATCTTATCTTATTGAATCATTAAATATTAAAACAGTGCTTACACAACCAAATATATTTATAGATGGAAGTAAAATTGGAGCATTCCTAAGTGTTTTAACTCCTAATAATCTATTATTATTTAATCAGGAATATATGGCGATTCGAAATCAGCTTCAAAAAGAGGGTGATCTCACTGACGAAGAAGTTAGTAAAATTGAAGAATTAATACAGAAATCACCAATTCAGAACCATCCGGATTTTATGCATGTCAAAGCTCAATTTTTGACAAAACAGAAAAAATATAAACAAGCAGAAGAGTTTTATGAAAAAGCCTTAGCCATATATACTGCAAATAATTGTATTGTAAATCATGAAAGTGTATTCTTAAAGGAGTACAATAGACTCTATAAATTTTTACAGTAAGTTCGCGAAGCAGCAGTAGCGCGCGAAGCAGCAGTAAGTTCGCGAAGCAGCAGTAAGTTCGCGAAGCAGCAATAGTACAATTATTCCTTAACTTTAGGCGTACGTTTTTTAGTGCCACTAGATTTTGTTGTTTTTTTTTCTTTTTTAACACCAATAGTTATATCATCTTCATGCGATCCCTGTTGAGAACCATCTGGTGAAAAATCGTCAGGATATGCCAACACATCAGCTTCCTCAGCTGCCTCAGCTGCCTGACTTAATTCTAAAATATTTACTTCTTCAATAGGATTATTAACAACTAACGATAATTTTTCCTCGATATATTTATCAATCATAGATTTAAAATCAATCTTTGATAAAGAATCATTTATCATGTCTTTAATACTATCTTTGATATTCAGAGAAGCTACAGCAGCACCTACTTCTTTCTCAACAGCTGTCGCAACAGCCCTCGCAACAGCCGCCTCAACAGCATTATTAATAAGACTAGATAGACTAGACATATCAGGTTTATGTTTTTCAACTGCTGCCTCAACAGTATCATTTATAAGAGTAGATACATCTGCAGCAGCCGCAGCTGATTTCACAGTAGCTTCTAATTCCTTTATCTTATTATTTAATTCTATATAATTGATAGAATGAGATTGTAATGTTTGCTTAATACTATTAAAGTATGCAGTGAATGATGTTAAATTATTCATTTTACTTATATAAAGTTCTTTATAATAAAAAAATAACGCACATATTCAAATCGCATTTTCTAAATATCATCTATAAGATCAACATGACCTAAAAATACACGTCTGCAACAATATTTATGTAAATCAAGATGGTCTAATATATCTTTAGTAGATAATTCGGCAGAATGTTCTTTTTTATCTCTCATTTTTTTAGCAACTTCCGCTTTATAATATTCCCATTTATCAGCTAGAACATGGCCACAAGTGACACATCTAACAGGTATAATCATTTTATTTATATATACAAATATAAATCTTATATCAATTTTTTTGCAAATATATATAAATTTATAAATATAAATGGAATATTCAGAATATAAATCTTTAGTGGATATATTAAATGAAAGTGATAATATAAATGCAAATACTTATGAAGACTTGATGAGTAAAGAAAAAAATGTATTATCTACAGTAAATCATGTAGTTAAACATATACAAGATAAAGATTTAAAAGCAGGTCAATTTAAAGATATGAGTATTGAGTATATAGCTAAACGGTTCTTTTTGATATGGTCGGAAATTATACATGATTTATCTAATGCTAAGACTCCACAAGAATATTATTTATCTTTATTTAAAGATGATCGAATGATATATTATGGTATTTCATTAATAATAATTTCATTCATATTATTTTATATACAATAATATTTTATTATTATTATAGTAATAGATAAATATGTATATAGATAGAAAAAATATTTTTATATTAGGTTTTGCTTTTTTAATCTTATTTATATATATAATTCAGGATTTTAATCAGAGATTATTTGCAATAATAATACTTATATTATTGGGTTATCTATATTATTTAAAAACTCTTAAACCTATTAATACTAAAAATATAACTCGTAGTGAATTTATTGATAAAATAGAAAAGGAATTATCAAAGGAATTGGAAATACCAGAGAATACTATTTTTTTCATTCATAAAACACCTAAAAATTTAAAATATATAAAAAAAACAGAAGAATTACTGCAAATATTATATGAGATTAAGTTTTTAAGTATATATAATGCTGAATTATTTTATAAACTAATAAGTTATATTGAATACTTTTTAAAGATACATTATAAAATGATGTTAGGTAAATATGAATTTAAAATATATTATCAAATATTGAGAGATATCCGCATAGAAATATTAAATATTATGAAAAGTTCGTATTTAAGTTTACCAAATATATCTACAATATTATCCATACCAGATATTAATGAGTATATGGAAAAACGTATACGAAAAGTTCAAGCAGTAACTTATAGTTATTTGAAAATTATATGTCATAAATATAACCAGCCATTTAAACCACCTGTGGAGTTTGATATTGCTAAAGATAATAAGTATGCGTTGTTTTGATAAATAAAGTTATATAACTTAATAACACATAATATAAAAGATGAAATTTAACTTAAATAACTATTTAATATGCAATAATGATTATCTAAATTATTTTATAAAAAAATATAATTTTAAAGAGGAAGAATATACATATTTTACAAGCACAAATCTAAAGTCTACAAATCTAAACAATATTCTATTACCTTATTTATTTAGTTTAAGTAAAATAACAGAAAGCGAATACGAATATTTTAAAATGTTTTATTTTAATTATTTAGAAAAAAGTGATTTACATATAGATTTTCCATATGACGATTCTAATAGCCTTATTGAATACATTCAGAAGGACATTATATTAACAATTACTTTTATTATAGCTGCACAATATTATTTTCTGTAGTAATAGTATAAAATGAAAGGTGGTTCTGTCGCATCAAATGCAGTATCTGGTTTAGTTACAAATGCTGCGTATAATTCTCTAACTAAGAACTTTAGTAATTATACTAATTCCGGAAGCTGTGGTTCTGCCACTACCGCTAAAGGTGGAAGTTGCAAAACGAGATCTTGCGCGAAAGCTTGCGGTAAAAACTGTGGTTGTAATTTATGTGCAAAAGGCGGTTCTGTTGCATCAAATGCAGTATCTGGTTTAGTTACAAATGCTGCCTATAATTCTTTAAGTAAGAACTTTAGCAATTATACTAATTCCGGCAGCTGCGCTAAAGGTGGCAAGAAAGCTAAGAAGGCATCTCCTACGCGATCATCAAAGATCTCACCAAAGCCTAAGGCAGCCAAGAAAGGCGGAGATAAAGATTATTTTACATCTGTATCAAATGCAGTTGTTAATGCTGTTAGTAAAGCAATGAGTCCTGTTGCTACATCTACAGTATCAGAAGGGTTTAATGTATTCCGATCAAATGCTGCCCCAGCAGGATATGAATATGCCAATCTCAGAGGAAATGCAAACTCAGCAGTCAGAGTATCAGGAGGCACATTTAATGCTAAAAATATGTCAGAATATATGAAAGATTCGAATACATATAATGTTAAGAATCGCCGAGGTGGAGCCGCAGACACTTCATCAACTCAACTCATAAATGGTATGGATTATTCAGCAATTCAACATACAAATCGCATGCAAGGTGATATTATTTCCCGTGAAACTCCTCAAGCTGTAAATCTACTAATGACTTCACAGAATGCATCAGCATTGCCTGCATTAGATAAACATACCACTTATGGAAGTGTTACAGATGTATCAAGTCCATTTACATATTCAAGTACTAATAATTTTGCTAGCGCTAATGGAGGAAAGAAGGCAAAGCCCAAGGCAAAGCCAAAAGCCAAGAAAGTAAAAAAAGAATCTGCGGCAAAGAAATAATAAAATAATATATGTATATTAAAATAATAGATGGAAGATACGTGGAAAGTATTAGATACGTATTTTAATTCGAATAAATATTTTTTAACTAAACATCATTTGTCCTCATTCAATGATTTCATATCAAATAAAATTGTTACTACGATTGCTGCCTTAAATCCTATTATAACTATTAAAACTACACCCGATGTAACACATGAAATTAATGTTTATATCGGTGGGGTTAAAGGGCAAAATATCTATATTAATAAACCAACAATTGTTGAAAATGGCGAACAACGTTTATTATATCCAAATGAAGCACGTCTTCGTGATATGACATATCAATCCGAAATATTTGCAGATATATATGTTAAATATATTACAAAATCTGCGACAGGAGAACAAATTTATGAAGAAAGATTTACATCAGTTAAAATAGGAGCAATTCCGATTATGCTTCACAGTAATATATGTGTATTAAACAATCAACCTCATGAAATCTTACGTGAAATGGGTGAATGTAAATATGATCAGGGAGGTTATTTTATTATTAATGGAAAAGAGAAAGTAATAGTAGCACAAGAGCGTATTGCAACAAATCGTTTATTTATTAATGAGAGCAAGGATGATAAATATAAATATCATGGTTTAATTCGATGTACATCTGAAGAAAACCCACTCTTCCCTAAAAGTATTAATCTATATGTATTTGCTGATAAAAAAAGTAAAAAGAATGCTGCTGCATCTACTAATAATGCCGAAAATTCTGATTCAGATTCTGACTCTGACACAGAAGGCAGAGAAGAAGACACGAAAATAAAACGCCCGATAAACATACCTAATGCTATTGTAATTGAGTCACCTAATATATCTATACCCATTCCATTATTTATGTTATTTAGAGCATTTGGTATAGAAAGTGATTATGATATTTTAAAGTATTGTGTATATGATTTAGATGATCCAAATAATAATCAAATTCTCGAATTTTTACATGCATCTATCATTCATGCCGCCAAAGGCTCGCATAGCAGCAGCACCAAACTATATCAGCAGAAGGATGTATTAAATTATCTAGCAAATTTTGCGAATTTTAAAGATATTAATAAATTACGTGAAACTTTGGCCAATGATTTCTTTCCCAATGTAGGTATTTCTTATAAGAAGAAAGCGTTATTCTTAGGTTATATTATTAATCAGTTAATTCGTGTATGTTTAAAGGCACAGAAAGAATCAGATAGAGATAGTTATATTTTTAAAAGAGTAGATATTTCAGGATTTTTGATTGGTAATATATTCCGTGATTATTATAATCAATTCAAAAACAAAGTTCGTAATAAAATAGATAATGAATATCTCTATGGACCTCTTAAAAATGCTAAAAATATTACAAGTCTTATTAATCCAGCAAATCTAGGTTTTATATTTCAATCCTATATTATTGAAGATGGTATGCGTAAATCTTTAAAAGGTAGCTGGGGTATCTCAGAAGAGAATAAAGATCCTAAACAAGGACTTGTTCAAGATTTAAGTAGATTTTCATATCTAGGTACCATGTCACATCTTCGCCGTGTAAATACTCCTATAGATCCTACTTCTAAAATCGTAGCACCACATAGACTTCATACATCTCAATGGGGTATTATGTGTCCATGTGAAAGTCCAGACGGAGCTAGTATTGGTTTATTAAAGAATTTTGCGATTATGTGTCATGTAACATTTGATGCAAATCCACAACATATAGTAAAATGTTTAAAAGATCATAATCTTGTGCCGATTGAGAATGCTAGTTTTCAGGAATTAAATATGCATACAAAAATTCTAGTAAATAGTAATTGGATTGGTATTCATAAAGATCCTTATATGCTATATCGAAAAATGAAATTATTAAAAAGAAATGCTATGTTAAATATATTTACATCGATTTCATGGGATATTTTAAAAAATAAGATAAACATTCAGTCAGAAGCTGGAAGATGTTGCAGACCCTTATTTGTTATTGAAAAAGGCAAATTATTAATTGAAAAATACATGGATGATATAAAATCAGGAAAATTAGGTTGGGCTGAATTAACTCGTGGTTTTAGCCGTAAATCCGCAGAAGAACATGATGATTTATATATAAATACACAAGACCTAGATGCTTTAGAAAAAAACCAGGCTCCGATAGAATTTGTAGATGTGGAAGAATCAAATAATCTCCTTATCGCAATAAATCCTAGTCTTACAGAAAGCATTACGCAACAGCATACACATTGTGAAATACATCCAAGTACGATTCTTAGTATTTTAACACATCAAATACCATTTGTAAATCATAATCCAGCACCTCGTTGTGTATTTTCAGGTGCACAGGGTAAGCAGGCAATAGGCATGTATGCTACAAATTTCGCAAATCGCATAGATACAATGTCTTATGTATTACATTATCCACAGAAGTCTTTAATTAATACACGATTTAAGGAATATTTAAATAATAATAATATGCCGAATGGTGAGAATTTAATAGTAGCTATAGCTACTTATACGGGCTATAATATGGAAGATAGTATTATAATAAATAAGGCAGCTATAGATAGAGGAAGTTTCAATCTTACTTATTATAAAAATTTAGTGGAGATGGAGGAGTCTAATAAATATGAGGGTGAGAATACTAAATTTGGGAATCCTGTTAAATTATCGGAAAGTAAGGAAGTGCAGAAAATTAAATATGCCAACTACAATAAGTTAGATGATAATGGTTTTCCATTATTAAATAGTTATATTAAAGAAGGAGATGCATATATTGGTAAAACACTTATTAAGCGGGAATATGTAGAAGAGCCAGGTGTATTTGAAAATAAGGTAGTTAAGGAATTTTATTATGATAAAAGTTCTGTGGCGAATAAGACACTTTCAGGAACCATAGATAAAGTGTTTGTTTATTCAGGTGATAGTGGACTTAAAGTATGTAAAATTCGTTTAAGAAAATTTCGCCTTCCTGAACCTGGTGATAAATTATGTTCAACGATATCGCAAAAGGGTGTAATTGGGCGTATTATGGCTGAGGAAGATATGCCTTTTACGAAAGATGGTATTCGTCCAGATATTATTATTAATCCTCATGCGATTCCATCACGTATGACAGTTGGACAATTATTAGAATGTGTTCTAGGTAAAGCGGCATGTTTAATGGGTACAACTATAGACGCTACGCCTTTTAATAATTCGGATTATACTGAGATTTATGATACTTTAGAGAAGACATATAAGTTTGATCGTACAGGTAATGAAATTATGTATAGTGGCTTTTATGGAAATCAATTAGAATGTGAGATATTTATGGGTCCGACATATTATCAAAGACTTAAGCATATGGTTGCAGATAAGATGAATTATCGTAAAGTTGATTTTGCAACAACTAAAAATGGAGTACATAATCATACATATAAAAGCGCACCTTATGAATTTATGACTAGACAACCTACACATGGTCGTGGAGCCGAAGGAGGATTACGTATGGGTAATATGGAATTAGATAGTATGTCGAGTCATGGAGTTTATCAATTTATTCAGGAATCAATGATGGATAGATCAGATGCATATACATTTGAGTTGAATAATAAAACACATGAGATTTTTAATGCAAATGCCACTGAAACCGTAGAAGACACACATACAGATGTAAGTATCGTGAGAACACCATATACATTTAAATTATTGGCGCAAGAGATGATGACAATGTGTGTTAAACCGCATTTATTAACGGAAGCTGATTCGGATTCTGATGAAGATACAGACAATAAAAATAATTTTTAATCTTATTACATAATAAATAAGACAATGGCGGATACAAATGCACCAGACTCATCTTCTTCTTTATTTATTATTAGTTTTGTAGCGTTTCTTATTATTTTAATAGTCATTGGAGTCAATATATATATGTTATTTTTAACACGTCGAGATCTCCAGAATCAGCAGCTCATGGTACATCAGAATACAACTAGAATGCAGGAGGTTACAGATGACATGGATGTATTATTAGCTAAAATTAATACAGGTGTAAAATATAAAATAGATTCGAGTGCAGTAAGTATATTAGATTTAGCTGAATTCAAGGATTTAGATCCATATTTAAAAGATGCATATAAAAGATATATTGTGGATAGTTTATCATCTGCATTTATGAAGGCCATTAATAAAACGATGAGTAAAAATGATATGAAGAATTATTTAAGGGCTCACCAGACGGAAATGGATGATATGGCATATGCGATTGCTAAGAAGTTACAGTATGGTGGTTTAGATGCTTTACCGCAAATATATGATAATGCACAACCAAATAAATAAGCTTTCAGCGATAAATAAGCTTTCAGCGATAAATACGGCTAACGCCAATAAATAATCTTATGATAAAATATAAAAATAATAAGATGTTAGCATTGATTATTGCAATAATATCTTTAGTTATAATTCTAGCAGTGATTGGTGTGAATATATACATATTAGTTGTAATGAATAGGAATGCATCTGATATACAAGCTTTAAAAAATGATACAAATACGAAATTCGATAAGATAAATTCAAGTGCATCAAAAACTGCAAATAGTATATTAGATTTGGCTGAATTTAGAGATTTAGATCCATATTTGAAAGATGCATATAAGAGATATATCGTAAATATTTTATCATCCGCATTTATGAAAGCGGTTAATAAATCGGCAAGTGATAATGAAGTTAAGAAATATTTAACAGATAATCAAAAACAGATTGATGAAATTGCATATTCTATTGCAAAAGAATTAAATACAAATGGATTTACTTCTTTACAAAAACTATACCAATAAATAAGCTTTCAGCGATAAATAAGCTTTCAGCAATAAATACGGCTACCCCCGCCGTTAACCCAGCAGTTAAACCAGCCGTTAACCCAGCAGCTAAACCAGTAATTAGTTAGATTTATGATTAGATTTATGATTAGATTTATGACCGACTGTTATATAAAATATAAATCAACCAATAAATAAATATATTTTAATATATTAAATGGCGAAAACCCCTAGTCCCAGATGTTATAATACAGTTAATTATTTTTTAATTATTCTAATACTTGCGTTCTTCATGTTACTATATATTTATATTGCAACACCTTATTTTAATAATTTTATTAAACAGGAACGTTTTGTTGTCTATGATGATTCGCGTCTTTTACCAGCAGATAAAATTGTAGTCATGCAAGGTCTAGGAAACCCAGATTTACCAATTCAAGCAACAGAGTATGATGCGAATGACACATCTGCACCATCCGTAACAGGCAAAGAAGATGGTCCGAAAAGTAAATTAGTCTTTGCATATAATGAATGCAAGCCTGAATGTTGTGCTAGTTCAGGCGGATATTCATGTCATGGAGGATGTCCATGTATTACAAAAGATCAGATGAATTTTATCGGTACACGTGGATATAATCATAAAGTAGATAAATGTTCGTTTGATGAAATTGATTATTAGATATATTATATATAATATGATTGGTAAATTTATCGGCAGATTTATCGGCGGATCAACAATACATCGTGCAATAGATAATATAAGCAAACATGCAACTATAAACCAGACTCCGTTTATTCCTATTTTTGATTATGCTAAAGAAGAATCTCGTAATAAAAATGATACATATAATTATGTATATCGTATTTCACAGGATATTCCATATATGTATGGTGGATTAGCATTGAAATATTCTAGTTTTAATTGTCAGAAGAGTATGCGTTATATAATAAAAACAGCGCAATTAAATCCAAAAATTACAGCCATTTATTTAGATGCTGAATGCAATAAATATCATGAGATTGAGCAAAAAATATATGATAAATTACTGCGCATATATAACCGTAACGGTGTATATTTGTATAAAACATATCAGATGTATCGCCGAGATAGTATGGAAACTTTAGTAAATGATATAAGTAATAGCATAAGTATACAAACATATTTAGGTATTAAGTTAGTACGTGGAGCTTATTTAGAGAAAGATAGAAAAACAGGAGTATTATTTGATACGAAAGAACAGACAGATCAGCAATATAATTTAGCTTTAGAATATGTATTAGAACAAATAAATACAAATTCTCATCTAAAGCTTTTAGTAGCAACACATAATAATAAATCCATAGATTTGGTCTTAAATAAAAAAAATATTTTAGATAAAGCACGACAAATAGAATTTGCACGACAAATAGAATTTGCACGACAAATAGAATTTGCACGACAAATAGAATTTGCACGACAAATAGAATTTGCACGACAAATAGAATTTGCACAACTTCTTGGTATGAATGATTCAGCAAGTAAATTAATTAATGAAAGTGGTTATAAAGTCTACAAATATGTTCCATATGGTTCATATCTAGAAACTTATCCCTATTTAATGCGTCGATTTTATGAAAATTCTCAGATATTGCAATATATGTGCCGCTAGGCGTGCCGCTAGGCGTGCCGCTAGGATTCCGCGGCTGACTCAGCTGCGGCAGCTGCGGCAATTTTCCATTCCTGATACATTTTATTTGCACGTCGCATTCTTTCTTGTGCGGGTAAATATTTATTTTTCTTTCCGAGTTCATTCATAAATTCGCCTATTTTAATATTATAGATAGAAGGCTTACGCAGCCTTCTTTTAGTATTATCGCGAGTAATAACTGGAATATCTAACTCAAGCTCATTTTCAAGCTCATTTGAAATCATACCTGATTTTTTTTTAGATTTAATCATTTGAAATTTGAATTTGAAATTTGAAATAAAAATTTGTCAAATTTTTGAAAATTTGATTAATATTTTGATATAAATCTATCAAACAACAAACAAATATGATTATTCTATTTTCAGGATTTACAGATGATTATTTAAAGAATCAGATTATTCATGCAAATAACACAGTAGTTACTAAAGTAACACAGAATCCTACACATATTATTCTCAAATCAATGACAAAAATATCAAAAAAAATATCAAAATATATAGATTCTGAACCTGATGGCAATATCGAAATTATATCATTGGATGATTTTATATTAAAATATGATTTCAAGTTATCATTGAAACCGCGTAAACATCGTAATAAAAAAACAACGATTATATCTGATTCATCAGATAGTGGTATTTAATTATGTATAAAGATGTGGATGATTATCATTTATAAATTGCTCCATATAATCTAGGTATTGTATAATTCTACTGCGCATATCTGCGTCATTTTCATTACGAATACTATTTGTAATATGATATAGTGCTTCAGTATAAAGTCTATTGTATGCATTAGTTTGCAACAATTGTTCATGATTTATAACAGATATATCGCCGTTATTCATAAGGAATCAACTGTTAGATAATTTAATGTTATTTTTTCATAAAGTTTTCTAAAGTTTATATATTTAAATAATTTCAAAAAATATATGTCATTTTTATAAAAATTTGAAAACATATAAAATATTGATTTTTATA